TGTAGCCGATAAGCGTGTAAAGCAAGTGGCAGACATATATGAGAAAGCACTCATCAATCTAGGAAAATCAATCAATGTAGAGGAATTGGCTAAGCAGCCAATTCCTTTGATGGTTGACCGCATAGATTGGCAGAAATTCTCAGATGACTGCGACAAGGCTTATGAGGTGCTAGGATTGGTTTTAATCGATGGTGGAATTGTAGCAGCAAAGTATCTGAGTAACAATATGAAATCAATGCTTGACCAATCTGTGAAGAAAGCAGCACCAGTTAGCATGCCTACGTTCGGTGGCGGTTCACCTGAAGGGTTGTCACTGTCTGGCAGTTTTGATATGAGAAATCTAGCAGCTGTACAATGGGCATCACAGCATGTTGCTGAGAACATCAAACAAGTAAACACAGCCAGTAGAGCAGGCATCAATGAAATCCTCACTAATGCACAACAGTATGGTGGACATCCATATGAGACAGCTAGACAGATACGTCAATTCATCGGTCTCACAGACAAGCAAGTGAAAGGTGTTCTCAATAAGCAGAGTAAGCTTGATGAGGAAGGACGCTCGAAGGAACAAGTAGATCGCATGATTGATGCAGATATCCGTAAGAAGATCAGGGCAAGGGCAAACACCATTGCACGTACAGAAACCATTGCTGCAAGTGCTGCAGGTCAGCAGCTACATTGGGAAGATCAGATGAAGAAGGGATATCTCAATAACGCAGAGATGGAAAAAGTATGGATAATAACACCAGATGACAGGTTGTGTCCAATATGTGCAGCTATGGGTACAGAACGTACAGCTATCGATGGTACATTCTTGTTTGGTGGTAAAGCGCCACCTAGACATCCAAATTGCAGATGTGCAATAGGGCTTGAAGAAAAGAAAGGTAAGGAATTAGAAGGTTATATGGAGAGTGACAAAGGCAAGGATTGGACAACCATTGACCAACTCCTAGGATTGCCACCAGAAACACCAACATTACCAAGTAAAGTTGCCAAGATATATACAGATATCCCACTAAGTTTCAATGAGACAAGGCTGGAACTCATAGCAAAGTATAATAAGAATCACGATAGGCTTGGACGTTTTGCTAGTGGTGGCGGTAGTTCTTCAGGTGCTGCATCACAGAAAAGCATAGCTGGAAGCGAACCTTACAAGTTCACTATACACGATGCACATGGCAACATATTATTGGTACGTGAAGGTAAATCTTCAAGGGTAGAACAACTGCACAAAGATTATCTTAGCCAACTTAAGAGCGGTAAACATGCTCACAAGCCTACACAGGAAGCATACAACAAAGCTATACAATCTGGTGCAACACCTGAACAAGCGTTTAGAATACAACCAGTAAATGTGCCACCTGTAATTAAACCGCCTATAATAAAACCTATACCACCTGTAACTAAACCTGTAACTAAACCACCTGTAATTAAGCCTGTGTTGTCAGGAGAGAAAGAATTAGAAGCTGCTAGAATACAAGCAGCACAAGCAAAGCGTGATGCAGTTAAACAGGACGCTGCAGCCAAAGATGTATGGGCAAGAATGACACCTGATCAACGTATAAGCATGCATAACACTAAGATCGACTCGATGAGTGAAGATCATTTTCATGCAAACGTTGCAGGTTATCTTAAACAGCATGGTTATACACAAGTATTAGGAGTAAAACGTTTCAACGATATAGACCGTGAGAAAGACTTTGTAAAGCAAACGATCATGCTGCAGGAAAAGTATCCCACACAAAGAAAACTAGCATTTGTTGAGGTTTGCTATGACTTTGGACCAGCTGATAAGCATACATATGCATGGTACACACCAAGCCAGCATTCTATCCAACTTAATTTAGAATGCTGTGGCACTAAAGATCATATGATCAAGCAGTATGCAAAGGATGTAAGAACAAAATTTCATCCTCAAGACACAGGTGCAGACTCAATATTAGTACATGAGTATGGACACGCAGTTCATTTTGATATGAAGAGAAGGGCTGTGGATTGGGACAATAAACAAGAAGAACGTGACAGAATACGTTTAGCACTTGGAAATGTGTCAGTTGCATATGAAAAACATGGTGGTGACATATCTAAAGAGATTGGAAAATACGCAACAAAGGATGAAAACGAAATGTTCGCTGAAGCATTTGTACAAATGCATAACCACGGTGCTAATGAAAACAAGTTTACCAAAATTATTTCTAGCACTGTTAAGGAAGGTGAATTATTAACAAAACTATTTAAGAAGGAGGAAAAGTAATGCAAGCATATGAAGATTGGATGGATGAATGGATGGTATTTGACCCAGGGAACTGGCATCTTAAGGACAATGCACCTGAAGAGGTTGTGAAGTTATTTAATGAGTACATGCGTGAAGACGGAGTAATTAAATAAGGAGATGATAGCAATGCCATGGAGCAGCAATGAAGAACTACCTAAAGCAGTGAGAGATAATCTTCCAGAAGCAGCACAAACAATATGGCGTAAAGCCACTGAAGCAGCCATAGCAGAATATGGTGATGATAACAAAGCCTTTGCCACTGGTTGGGCAGCGGTTCGTAGATCAGGATATGACAAGGTAGGAGGTAAGTGGACTAAGGTTGAAAAAGAATCTCCCACAAGCGATTCTGTACACGTAAACGTTCCCTTGGGTGAGGACAAGAAGAAAGTTCCTAAGCTGACTGGTGACGGTACACATGAGATCGACAATAGTGTTGGAAATGTGTCAATGAGTGCATGTTCTAAAGAGTTTGTGTTCAAGATCGCCAAGACTGATGATGAGCAACGTGTAGCATTTGGTTGGTCAGTTATCAGTAGAACAGCTGATGGTGCAGAAGTGTTTGACCTGCAGAACGATGGCATTGATCCAGATGAGTTAGAAGCCTTGGCGTATAAATACGTTAGGTTTTACAGGGATGTAGGAGCATTACACAACAGCAAAGGTAAGGGAGTGTTGATTGAGTCCTTTGTAAGCACACTGGAGAAGCAGAAAATCATGGGCATCCCTTCAGGTGTCGTGCCAGTAGGGTGGTGGTGTGGTTTTTACGTATTGGATGATGATGTGTGGGCTAAGGTAAAGAGTGGTGAATATGCAGCTTTCTCAATAGAAGGGTCAGCATTACGTGAGAAAGTACAAGACAAGGAAGCCACTATTTAGTGGCTTTCCTTTGATAATATAACATGTGAGCACGTCTGCATTCATCTGATATCACAGGTTTGTTACCAAGAACGTTAACTGAGTGCTGTTGATTCTCAGAGTCTGTAACCCATTCCAAGTTATTGAGATTGTTGTTTTGTTTATTTCCATCCTTATGATTGGTAATTGGCTTGTTGTCTGGGTTTGGGATAAAAAGTTCTGCAAGCAGTCGGTGTATCCTGTGATTCACACCGACTGCTTTTTCATTTTGTAAAACAACTTTATAATATCCTTTTGGTGTCATAACATAGCACTTCTCATTTTCATCACCTCAGTTGATTTTACGTTGGCGTGCAGATATTCATTCCGTGGACAGGCTTCTACGTCACAGATGATGACGTTTGGGAGAAAGTCAAGTCAGGAGAATACGCAGCATTCAGCATCGAAGGTTCTGCAGTGAGAGAAAAAGTATAAAATAAAAGCACCCCACGTGGGGTGCTTTTTTACGTATTTACGATACATATGCAAGATTCTCATTAGCGTCTGTATATTCTTTGTATATCATGGTACATTCATTTCCATTCTTGTCGGTGACTGTCATACTGAGATTCTTGTTCTCGAATGCCTGTCCGAAGTTTGTATATTGTCCGAAGTCTTTGGTTGGTATAAAGTCGAACTGTGGAAACAATTTATAGAGTGTTTGAAAGTCTAATCTAGGTTTCCCTGTTCCGTCAAATAGTCCAATGTATACTGCTAATGCTTTAAAGTTCTTACTCATAAAAATCATCCTTTCATATTTTATATTAACGGAGATCCCACTTGCTTCTCTTGTAATCTTATTATCTCTCTAAACCGTAAACTGCGCATAAGACTATAGTCCTATCTTTATGTAGGACTATAGTCTCAGAAATGATAATAGATATTCCAAGAGAATTGGCGACAGAACTAGGGAACAAGATCCAGTCTTATTGGGTTGCATTCTCATTTCCATGAGATGAGTGTGAGAATAACAAGATAATAAGAGATAATTAGAGGGTAAGACAGACATCATCGAAAGGAGGTGTAGAATCAATGGGTTTGGATGGAAGCAAGACTAAACTGAAAGATGCAGACATCAACAAAGTCGATTTTGTCCCAGCTGGTGCACAACAGCACAGCAGAATAGCTTTGTTTAAGTCAGACACTGGTATCATCTCAAAAATATCAGAAGCAATTGCAAAGGCGATGAGCGGTTTTAAAGTCGTTCCGATGGACGAAGTACCCGAAGAGCCTGAAACCTTCACTGATGAACTAGCAGAATTAAAACAGAGACGTGCCAAGGATGCAGTAATGTGTGAAGTATGGGACTATACTCATGCGTTCCATGAAACGATTGAATCCATAATTTGCTGTGAAGTATCTGATAAACCTGATTTGATACAAGGTGCTATTGACCAATTTGGTGCAGCTATAATATCAGCATTGCCCAATTGGGTACAAGGCAACAGTGTCATGAAGATGGGAAAGAAGATATCAACACAACGTATGGATGCATTGAAAGCATGCATGATACAGCTGGCTAACTTAATTGCAGAAGCAGAAGCAGAACCAGCAGTAGAACATCAGGTTGGTGACGGAGTCGCACAACCAGCAGATAAATCAACCGCTGCACCTGAGTCTTCAGGTGGACAGGTTGACAATCCAGCAGGGAAAGACACAAGTACTGATCCAAAGGCTGAGAAGCCTAAAAAAGTTGAAGGGAGTGTAGCTAAAATGGCAGAAATCAACAAATCGGCATTGACACCAGATGTACAAGCCTACATCACTGAACTTGAAGGTAAGATTGCGAAAGCAGCACCTGCAAGCACAGAACCAGAGGACATTTACAAAGGATTACCAGAAGCGGTAGCAAAAATGCTCAAAGAACAGACTGCTCAATTGCAGTCAGCAAATGTACAAATAGCAAAGATGAGAGATGAGAGTGACACTAAGGTGTTCATCGCAAAGGCAGCTGAGTTCACAAGCAACTTGGGAGTTTCAGCAGAGGAATTTGGACCAGTTCTCAAATCTATCAATGCTGCATCACCTGAACTTGCAACTAAGATCGAAGCAGTTCTTAAAGCTGCTAACGAAGCAGTTGCTAAAGGTGATCTGTTTAAAGAAGCAGGTGCAGAAGCTGGATCCACAAATCCAACTGGCGTAGCTAAATCTGATGCATGGGCACAGATCGAAACATTGGCTTCCAACATGGTAGCTAAAGGCGATACAAAAACTCAGGCAGAAGCTATTGCTAAGACAATGGAATCACCTGAAGGGAAGCGTTTATACGCCATCTACACAGGTAAGATCAAAGGGTAAGCAAAGTACCCGCAAGTAAATTAATAATGGCTTTAAAACCAATATCGAAAGGAGTGAGTCCAAATGGCAATTGAACTTCAAGGATTTAAGTTCACAGCAATCGCAGGTGAGTCATTGGCTGCAAGCCAATATCACTTTGTAAAATTGTCAGCAAACATGACAGTAATCACATGTGCAGCAGCAGCTGATATACCATGTGGTGTACTTCAAAATAACCCACCTATCAACGGTGCAGCAGAGGTAATGGTATTCGGTATCACTAAGATAATCGGTGCTAACCTAGCAGCTGGAAATCTCATCGGTACTCATACTGATGGAACAGCAGTAGTTATTGACCCAGATGGTGTTGGAGATTTGTATTATGTCGGACAAGTAGTCATTGGCACAGGAGCAGGAGCAACAGAAGTCGCATCAGCACTTGTCAATTGTGCTACACCAGTAATACAGTCAGGATCATAATATTAGAAAATTGAAAGGAGTGAATTGAAATGGCTGAGAGAGATTATATCGCAAAAGCACAACCAACCGCTGCCAGTGTGCATGTTAATGCACCATTGACAAACATATCCGTTGCTTACATTCAATCACAAGCTGATTTTGTAGCAGACAAGGCATTCCCTGTTATTCCAGTAGACAAACAGAGTGATATTTATTGGTTGTACACTAAGAATGATTGGTTCAGAGATGAAGCGCAACAGAGAGCACCAGGAACTGAGTCAGCTGGTGGAGGTTACAGTGTGGATTCAAGCAACACTTACTATTGTAAGGTGTATGCGTTCCACAAGGACGTACCTGATCAAGTTAGAGCCAATGCAGATGCTGCATTAGACGTTGACCGTGACGCAACTATGTTCGTTACACAGCGTTTGCTTATTAGGAGAGAAAAACAATGGCATGATCAATACTTTGCAGCTGGCAAAGGCTGGAAAGATTATACTGGTGTGGCTGGAGTTCCTGCAGCTAATCAGTTCAAACAGTGGTCTGATTTCACATCAAGTGATCCAGTAAACGATATCAAGATAGCAAGGATGTACATCAAGACTTTAACTGGTTTCAGACCAAACACATTGGTTCTGCAAGAAGAAGTTTTTGAGACCTTGAAATTACACCCTGATATAATCGATCGTTACAAATACACAACTGCACAAGTTATCACATCAGATATGCTTGCTAAGTTGTTTGAGGTTGACAGAATTCTCATATCTGGTGGAGTTTATGCTACCAATAATGAGGGAGCAGCAGGAGCATATACATTCATCGCATCTAAGGGAGCATTGCTTTGTTACTCAGCACCAAATCCTGGCCTCTTAACTCCATCTGCTGGTTACACCTTCGCATGGAAAGGACTCAGTGGTATGGGTTACAGCACAGCAATCAAGAATTTCCGTATGGAACATCTTGAAAGCGATCGTATTGAAGGTCAATCCGCATTTGATTGTAAAGTCGTTGCTGCAGACCTTGGAGCATTCTTTGCAACTGCAATAGCATAGTAGAAAAGGAGTGATAGTTGTGTATCTTGTAACCAGAAAGTTTCAAGACAATGGTATACAACGTGTATCAGGCGAATTGGTAGTCGGTACTGGTTACAGGACACTGACTAAGCTTGTCGAACTTAGATATTTGAAGGACATTGGCGACAATGTTTCCTTCAGGTGTCAACTTTGTGAGAGAGCATTCATTAGCCAAGAAGCGTTGGACGAACATTATGTCACACTGCATCCCGATGAGGTGGAAATCACCGATGATGACAAAACACCTGAAGATGATGGTGATGACGACAAATCGAATAAGGAAGGAGTGAACGAGGATGAACCAAATAACAAGAGGAAAGGCAAGAGTGGGAAAGCTGGTAGCAATGTCGGTTAACACCGCTACAATCAACCTTGCTGGTGGACATGCAGACCAAACGTTGACACCCGAACAGCTTATGACTAACATCATATTTTTGACTGGTGCAGCAGACGCAGGTTTCAACGTTATCTTTAACGTAGCATATCCGAACACCTATGTAATCATCAATGGCAGTGGTCAAATAGCTACATTGAAGAATGCAGCTGGTGCAACCACAACCGTTGCAGACGGTGCAATTGCACAGGTACAGAACGATGGCACTAATATGATAGCTTTGACTGGTCAAACAGGCACACAAGTGACTCTGACTGGTGTACAGACACTTACCAACAAGACATTGACAGCACCTGTTATTAATGCTGGTACTGGTACGTTTGCAGGCAAGGTAATTGGTGATTCAACTGCATATGCAGCTGATGGAGTCATTGCTTTGACTGACAAACTTGCAATCTTGAACGGTACAGCAGCAACAGCAAAGATGACACTTGCAGACGGTATTGAAGGACAGATAATTGCTATCAAAGCAAGCAACGTCACCAATGCCTGTGAAATCACACCTGCAAACCTTGGGGATGGCACTAAGATAGCACTTGCTACTCAGTTCGCATCTGTAATACTGCAGTTTGATGGAACAGATTGGCAGATAATCGGTGCAACTGGCACAGTGACAGTGACTTAAGGAATAGAGTTTTATAGAATAGGACAACAACACTACAATGGTGGCGTTGTCCTATTTTTGGATAATTCGGTAGAAAGGAGGCAGTGACATGACAGGTATAAAGAGAGCATTCACAGAGGTAGCAGGAAGTGTACAGGCATCCACGAACGCATACGCAATGTTGGGTGTTGTGTTGGATTGTAGAGCAGCAAACAGTGTAGCCTTGACGGTTATCAATGCAGACCAAACCATTACCTACAAAGTTCAGGGTGCAAACCGCTCAACTTTCGCAGATGCAGTGGAAGTGCAAGCACCAGCAGACCTTGCAGCAGCAGCAATTGGATACTATGCATCAGCATCACCTGTATACGCATACTACAGAGTCATGATAATCGACAAGGTTGGTGGAACTCACGGAAACGCTGTAATGACTGCCATCGTGAAAGGGTGATGAAACATGGCTGCAACATATGACTCTTCAATGACAACTAACAAGGACAAAGTTAGGTTCTTGATTCAAGACACAGTGGTTGCGACAGCTATGTTGCAGGATGAGGAAATCAACTTCATGTTGATTGAGTACCCTAACTACAAGATGGCAGCAGCAAACTGTGCAGACGTCTTATCTTCCAAATTTGCAAGTGCAGCTGAGAGCAGGACTATTGGTAACTTGAAACTGGAGTACAGCGACAAAGCTAAGAAATATGCAGACCTAGCAAGCAGACTGAGAATGCAAGCAAGCAAATTTATATTACCTTATGCTGGTGGTATCAGTCAGGCTGATAAAGAAGCCATCAATGATGACACAGATAGAATAGAGCCATCCTTCAGGAGAGGTCAAATGAAACAAGCATTGCCATCAGTCGATATAGCTGACGATGATGCGGTATAGGAGGTCAACATGGATGCAGAACTATTAGCATTGTGTAGACAGACAGTTACAAGACTTAAATTTGTAAACTACGATGAACATAATGACTTTACATGGTCAAACGACGTGGTAAGCCAGCATGTGACATTGACAGGTGTTGTTGCAAGTCTAGTCCTTGACCCAACTGGTGATCAGATCATTATGTCTGGATCATTAATCGTCAAGGACGCAACCGATGTGACCACGTACACTCTTGGTATTGATTACACGATTGATTATACGCTGGGTACAATTGTAAGGACAGCAATTAGCACCATCCCAACTGGAGTAATCGTACACGTGTCTTACAGCTGGCAAACGATATCGACGTTTTTAGCAAGAGTTGAATATGACAATATCGTCATTAGAGAATCCAATGGACAGCAGTTTATTTCCACATGTCAAATATACGCAGAACAAATCCTTGATCTCGATGAACGTGACAAACTTACGTTGCCAGTTGGAACATTGGTATCACAGCCAGAAATCAAGCACATAGCACATAACCCAGATGAATTTGGAAATATAGACCATATAGTAATATATGTAGGATAGGAGATAGTATCCATGGCAACTAATGATTTCTTCACCATTCATGCTGAGGGATTTGAACGTATGAGAGCAAGACTATCAGGCTTTGCACAAAGATATCCACAAGAAGTAAAAGCAGCACTTAAAACGGAAGCTGAAATCATTATGACAGAATCAAAGAAGCAAGTTCCCGTGGATACTGGATCTTTAAAGAATAGTGGATTTGTGAATGAACCTACGCAGAGTGGACAGACCATAAGCATCAAACTTGGATACGGTGGAATAGCAACTAAGGTAAATCCAAGGTCAGGCGAAATAACCACAGTATATGCCATATATGTGCATGAGAACATGGGTTATCATCACACAGTTGGCAAAGCTAAATTCTTGGAAGATCCAATTGCCAAGAGTAGGGAAAAACTCATGAACAGAATAATATATAGAGTAAAACGGTTGTTAGAGTCAGGAGGTGTGGTATGAGAATACATAAAGTTGAGATACGGACTCATCCTGATCCGACTAGAACAAGAATTTTTATTAACGATGAAGAAATTGAGAATTGTCGTGCTGTTGAATTTAAGATCGAAGATGGTCAAGGACATCCGACCAGTATAAAACTCGAATTCGAAGGTTGTATAGTCCAGATGAATAGTCAGGTTGGGGAGGTGACATAATATGGCAGAACCATTCGATATTACAAGTGACATAAAAGCACTGCTAACAGCAATTACAACAGATGTGTACGGTGAATTGGTTGCAGACAAGGACATTTGCCTAGCAGTCGTTCATACAGGCGGTAATAAACCAGAACATTGCTTTGGTGCTGATACAAAGGCAGCGATCATACATCCATCGTTTCAAATAATGGCAAGACATCCATCAGAGCATTTGCTTCACGTAATGTGGGATGCCATAAGGGTGGCACTGGATGGCAAAACTAATTACACACCAACTGGCACATCTAGGACGTACTTGTTTATTGAGCAGCAAGGTGATGTGTTTGACCTAGGCAGAGACCAAAACAGAAGACATCTACAGAGTCTTAATTTTAGTACATCAATTATTAACGCATACTAGGAAAGGAGTGGTTAAATATGGCATTTGTACATGGTAAATCGATATTTGTTATGCTGAATGGATACAACATCACAGGATATCTAAACAAGATAGACTCACCATATTCTGCAGATACTGCAGAAACATCAACTTTTGGTACTGAAAACAAAACATTTCTTGCAGGTATGAAAGATGCAACGCTATCTGCAGAAGGTTTGTATGATGGTGATGTGGCTGCAGTAGATGAACAACTCGACAAAATTCTGCAAGGTGCAAACATAGTCAATAACATGATTTGGTTTCCAGCTGGAAACGTGCTTGATGGCGTAGGTTACGGACTTAGCATGATTCAAACAGCATATGCAGTCATGGGTACAAAAGATGATGCAGTTAAAATAAGCATGGCAGGACACAGCAATGTTGGACGTGAACGCTTAAAGTTAACTAAGAAATATGAAGCAGTGACTGATGATGGAACAACAACAGCAAGCAACAATGCAGCACCTACAATCAATGGCGGTTCAGCTTATTTAGAGTTGTCTGCAACCAATACTAATGTAACAATTACTATTGAGCATTCAAGCGATAACTTTGCAGCCGATACGACTACGTTAGCTGCATTTACACTTGTTACATCAGCAATAGGAATTGCACATGAGAGAATCGTGTTCACAGGCACGGTAAAACAGTACACCAGAGTCAAATATGCATTTACTGGTGGAACTGGAGTAGCAAGTTTTGCAGTAGCATTGTGTAGAAAATAATCACCTGAAGAAAGGAGTGAGCAATTATGGCATTTGTACATGGCAAAAGTATTTACTGCAGCGTAGCAGCACATGACATATCAGCTTATACAAACAAGACTGATTTTCCAAGAGCAGCAGACACAGCAGAAACAAGTTGTTTTGGAACTACTGATAAGACTTATATTCCTGGACTTAAAGGAGGAACATTCTCCACTGAAGGTCTTTGGGATATTACACTTGATGGTTGGCTTGATCCATTGTTAGGCACAGAGGTGGCTATTGTGTATAGACCACAAGGAACTGGTGCAGGCAATGTCCAGTATGCTTTTCAAGCTATCATGACATCCTATAACCCACCTGGGAGTATAGGAGATGCTGTAAAATATTCAGCAGCATTCATCATAACTGGGATACCTGTTAGGACTGTTCAATAAGATGGTACGACAAGCTTCACAGAATTGATTTAGACTAATAATTAACCGATGGGTGGATACTTTTCCATCCGTCGGTAAAACAAAATACGATGGTGCGAAAACACTAAAATTCAAAATTAACGTTATGTAGAAGGAGTGACTTTTATGTCAATAATTAATCGTAATCAAATTAATCAGAGCAAACCCTTAAATGGTAAACCATTTCTTGTTCCTCAGTGGGGTGGAGAAGTTTGTATCAAAAAATGGTCAGGAACGACCAGAGCGTTGTTACTTACAAGAGTTTCTGAAGTGTATTCGAGTGATAGTCCAGCAGAAGGACAGGTAAACATAAATGATTACCCAAAATTGTTCCGTCTTATGGCAGAAATTGTTGCAGCAAGCATATGCGACGAAGAATGTGTAAATCTGTATGATATTGAAAATGAGTCAGATATCAAAGAACTTGAAAATATGGATGCTGACATACTTCAATTGTTATTTGATGAATGTGCACAGAGGAATGGTTTACTGGAGAACCAAATTAAGAATGAAATAAAAAACTCAGAAACCATCCAGAGTTAAGATTTTACATGACTCTATGTAGAACACTGGGTGGTATGACAGTTGAAGAAATGTTGGACAGAATTAGTTCTTCCGAATTGGTGCAATGGCAAGCATTGTATGAGATCGAATCGGAAGAAGAAGAATTTAGGAGGAAGCATGATCAAACTGTGAATTCCTTTAGATAAGGAGATGATACTATGCCAAGCGGTGGCGATATCAATTATATCATAAACGTTAACGGTAGTAATGCCGTTGACAACATTAACAATATAAACAATGCTTTTGGCAATTTGAGAGCAGCTGGAGATAAACTAAAATCAATAGGAGTTGCCTTTAGTCTTGCGGTATCCACACCTCTTATGTTGGCTGTAAAAACTGGATTGAATTTCAACAGTGCAATGCAGCAAGCCCAATCAAATTTTACGGTTATGTTAGGAAGTGCTGAAAAAGCTACTGCGATGGTCAGTCAATTGAAAAAGTTCGCTGACACAACACCTTTTGAGATGAAGGATTTGCTTGACTCAAGTAAGACATTGTTGGCTTTTGGTTTGACAGCTGACAGCATTATGCCATCAGTAAAGATGTTAGGTGACGTCGCAATGGGTAACAAGGAGAAATTCAAATCATTAAGCCTTGCATACGCACAGATACAGTCAACTGGAAGATTGATGGGACAAGATCTATTACAACTGGTTAACGCAGGTTTCAATCCATTACAGACAATCAGTGAGAAGACTGGTTTAAGTATGAAAGACCTCAAAGAAAAGATGGAGAAAGGCGGTATCAGTGCAGACGCTGTAACAAAAGCTTTTCAAATCGCAACCTCTTCAGGTGGACGTTTTTTCAATGCCATGAATGAATCTTCAACTACTTTTGAAGGACAGATGAGCACATTAAAGGATTCTGTAAATAATGCTCTTGGAGTTGTTACAAAGCCATTGTTTGAAGTTATAGCTCAAAAAGTAACTCCTGCACTAGTAAAAGCTATAACAGGACTGACAAAAGTATTTGAATCTTTATCTGAAACGCAGAAAAGATACGTAGTTGTTGTTGGTGCAATCGTTATTTCAATCGGTCCATTATTGCTTGCAATAGCTGGTGTTATAAAATTGGTTGGCATTATGATAGGAGTTTTCAAAACTCTCAGCACAGTTATGACAATTGCTAATCTGAAAATCATAGCTATATCAGTTGGGGTTTTAGCGTTAGCTGCATTGGCAACATTGGTAATACGTAGCTGGACTCCTGTATCAACATTCTTTGTCTCCCTTTGGGAAGCAATTAAAACGACATTCGCACTTGGTGGAGGTTATTTAGTTGGTACTTTTCAAGTAATTAAATTAAAAGTAGCAGAATTCATGAATTACTCTATAGGCGGTATGCTTAAGGGTATGGACAATTTATTATCATCTATGTCTAAATTACCATTAATTGGTGAGTCAATGGCATCAGCTGCAGACGGTGCAAGAATAGCTGCAGATTCTTTCAAGGCTTTTGAAGATGATGCAAACAGTTCTCTGATAGAAACTTCAGATAGTGTAGATGCTTTAAAAGCCCAATTAGCTGGCAATCTAAAGGACATAGGAGACACTGCAAAGAATGCAGGCGGTGCAATGGTAACAGATGTTCAAGGGATGGTTGCAGCAGCAAATGGTAAGATACAAGAATTATTCAACGTACCACAGTTAACAGGTGGTGTAGCAGGTGATATTAAAGACCTTAGTATCAATTTTGACGAGTTAGCTGGTGATGCTGGTGCAGCTGCTAAGAAAATGGTTGATTCCATGAAGGATGTGACCAAAGAAATAGTCGACCAATCTAAGTCATTCAGCGGTTTTGTTGGTTTGTTTGACAAGGTATCACGTTCAGGAACTGGCTCAGGAGCATCTCTTACAAACAGACTTAGAAAGCAAGTTGAAGAAATGAAACAATGGTCTCAGGCTTTGACTACAATCCAAGAAAAACTTGGTGGCGGTAATGATGATTTCATGAATGAATTGCGTAAGATGGGAGCAGGCAGTGCTAAACAAATTATAGGGTTATCCAGACTTGACGAAGGACAACTTAAGGAATACTCCAATTTGTTTGGGCAGAAACAAGCGTATGCTTGGCAAGAAGCTAAACAAGTGGTCAAATTTGAGCATAGTGGTACGATCGTTGTTCGTGGAGTAGATCTACAAGGTGAGACTCAAGAAATTGCTTCTATCGTTGCACAAGACTTAGCAGCAAATAGCAGCAGATATAGCAAACAACCTGCAGCAAACAAAGCATTTAAATAAAAGAAAGGGGAATTGGATAGAATGAATATTGCCTTCAGAACGCATAATATATGTAAAGGAGGCGATATGCATGCTAATATACTTTGATAAATATGACATCACAGAAGAGGGCAAGATTAGTAATGTTAAAACAAAACATGAAATGAAACCGAGTGTTAATAGCTGTGGTTATAAAACAATAGTTCTGAGTTATGAAGGTCACTGGAAATCTTTTAAAGTTCATCGTTTGGTTGCAGAAACTTATATCCAAAACCCAGATAACAAATCAACCGTAAACCACAAAGACGGCAATAAGTTAAACAACCATGTAAGCAACTTAGAGTGGGCAACAAGAAGTGAGAATCAGTTGCATTGTGTTAATGTGCTTGGTAAAGGTGGACGAAAACAAAAGATTCCCAAAGAAGAATATGCAAACATCATAGAAAAGCACAAAACAATGAATTGTTCACAAATTGCAATTGAATATGGAGTTTCACGTAAACCTATAGAAAGAATTATAAATGGTAAAGGAAGGTGATCTAATGGCTGAAACATGGGGAAGCACGACATTGAATATAACTGAATATAAGAGACCTGCAGTTGTCAGATATTTTGCAGAGAAGGAATTATTGCCAGCCTACAATTCACACACTACCAATTCTCCTAATACCGTATTGATGGGTACTGGGAGAAAACGTAGAAGACGTGAAATTGTGGCATGGGCATCAAGAACTGATTATCTTTCACTTAAGAATGACAAGAATGCAGCAACAGCACGTATAATAACTTTCGATGATGGATTTACGATGACAGCAAGGATTGAAAAGATAGAAGGAAATGAACAACTAGGGTACAACGTAGTATGGTATACAGCCACTTTTATGGAAGGGTGATTAATATGGATAAATGGGGAACATTAGCATTGAATATTCTTGAATACAATAGAGTCGATGTGGAACAATTTGGAGAAGAAAGTCCATTGATACCATATATAGGAATCACAACAGCACAATCAGCACCAATTATGTCAGGTAGAGGAAGAGAACGCAGAGAAGTATCAGGTTGGGCAGAGAAAACAGATTTTGACAGCATCGAAGCAGATTATGAAGCGTTTATAAAACGTAAGGCTGAATTTCATGATAATACTCAATTAACGTTAGCTATAATCGAGCAATTGAGTGGTGATAGGAAAAAAGGAACTACAAAAGTTTGGTACACAGCAATATTTTTGGAGGTGTCATTATGAGACCAATACCAGCTGGTATAACTAGTCTAATTAAATCAAAATCTATGCTAGGTAGCGATGCACCCACTGGTTGGATAGAATTTCCAGATTATAAAGTTGTTCCAGAACCTGGAATATCATATACTGGACATTCTTTTCGAACTTTAGATAAACCTGCTATAACATATGGCGGTAATTATGTTGAACGTGTAGATGGAAAAATGTTAGCAGCTTATCAAATTACTAGTACAGGAAATCCTGAAATTTATTTATCAACTGTGGATAGTGAACAAGTAATTTGGGATCATAGAAATGTAAACACTATTCCAAATTATGTTGCTGGTGTTTTTCTAAATAATGAATGGTATTTCAAAACTAAAGAATCTCCTGAACACACACCAGACTGTATAATATTGCAAAGAGTATTGGACAAAATATTTTTATATGTTATAGAACCAGGAAGTGCCAAAGTTGATTCAGTTGAAGGTTTACCGATATACATAGAAGTCTATATATCTGACAATGGGTTAGGAACTGATTTTACAAAAGTTGGAGAAATATATAGAAATGATAATAGAGGAAAATATACAGCTGTATCAGGAACAGCAGCATTGAATAATTGTTTAGGATGTCCGATAATATTAGCAAGTGGAAGAATATTAATTACGTTTTCTTCTATAGAACAATACACAACAACAGTCGGTAAATATTTTTCCGCAGTTGCATACAGCGATGATTCGGGAAGTACTTGGCATTATGTTGTTATGAGCAATTCAAATTATGTTACTATGGATGGTACACGTGGAATAGCAAAATTTGGAGATAGGTTGGTTACAGGTGCTACAACTAATTATGGCTCAGGGACTCTTGTATTTAAATACAGCGATGATTCGGGAAGTACTTGGACTTCTTCAAGCCAATCGATATCAGACGCAACTTATTGGAGATCAATTTATTGGGGTGGCATTGATAATAACAATTATATGCTAATGTATGAAAGTGGAACTGCTGAGCAATATTTATATAAAGCAACTGTAAAAACTTTTGATGCAACAGGCACTATACCATATGATTTTGGTGCGATAGGAAGTGGTAAAACGTGGGAAAAGATGGTAACTGGTAATCTATCAACTAGTTATTTACTAAATTATATTTATACAATGCATATCAATCAAAGTACTGGCTCTATGTATTTTATGAATCAAATGAATTTGACTGTATATAGTGGAACATATTTGGTTGGAGAAACAACACCAAGAATTATGGAATCTGTTAATTTGCAGGTTACTAATATGAGTGTACAAAGAGAAGAAGCTGCAGATAGCCAACGTTTAACTTTTAGTTTTCCAAATGTTAATCCAACAGATCCAACTGATTTTGGATATTATATGCCTTATAGGTCAACGGATTTTGGAAAGACAGAAAATGAGTGGCATTTGGTAATAAAACCATCAACTAAAGTTATTGCAAAGATGGGGTATGGCGATGACATAGCAACCGTGTTTACTGGGGAAATTGATGAAGTACAATGTCAGGCAGACCCAAAAGCATACACTATATCATGTGATTGCAGAGACTTGGCATGTCTTCTCATCGACAAGCAAGTTAAATTAATAAGTGGTGGTGAAACTGAATATTATATTGAATATCCACTCCCTTCAGGTGTCAGTGAAACATATTGGTTAATCCCTGGATCATTAAATATACCAGATATAGCTGATATCGTTAAAGATTTATGTATGAGAGCAGGATTTGCAGCTACAAATGTTGTTATAGAACAGACTGGTATTGCACTTGATCCGATGTGGGAAAAGATGAGTTATATGGATTGTATTAATGATTTGTGTACAGCTGCAGGATTTGAATTTTTTGTAGATGAAGACGGTATAGCAAGATTTTATCATCAAACTGATAGAAGTCCAGCTATAGTTGATGAATACCACAGTCTATCAACAAACTTTACATTGGCACATTATCCATTGGTTAGTGGTTCTGAAATACTTACAAGTCTGCCAAATGGTGCTGGAACATTATTTATAAAAGATGCTGATTACACCATAGATTATACAACTGGAGATATTGTACCGTTTGGAATAGTTGGAGATAGCTATTGTTCATATGTTTATGCAGCACATGTTTATCAAGAAGGAGAAGACATATTTGGCTTAAATTTGACTTTAAGCAGACGTAACGTATATGGTACAATAAGAGTGGCTGGCGACGGTGAAGAAGCTTCAGCAGTTACCACATCACCAATGTGGGATGGTTCGAGAGTAGACTTAGATAAGGTTTTGTTTGCAGATAATCAATATCTTGATGAACTTACTAAAGTACAAAAATGTGCTAACCGCCTGAAGCTAGACATGCTGAATAGATATGTCAGTACAGACTTTGTTTGTGTGGCTCATCCATGGTTACAAGTAGGTGATTGTATACAAGTCATTGAGTCAAGCACGACAATTAGTGAAATATACAAAATAACTGCGATCAGCTTTGATTTATCACCTGAAGGATTCAGCAGTTCAATAAATACATTCCATGTAGGATACACACCATTAACATAGAAAGGAGTGATTAAAATGGCTAATAGAACAGCTATTGGTGAGATTATAAAGGTATTGGGTCAACGTGATCAACGTAAGAATGTATCAATACCTTCAAAAACTGAGATAGGTGGCGGTACAACTTGGGTTAATCCTTTGAATCATCATACAACACATGAAACTGGTGGTACTGATCCACTACCAGTTTCCGATGCTATGATTGGGAATAGAACTGTATCGGATACATCAGTGCCGACTGGCAATACAAGTACTCTGCAAAATTTGTTAAGTTGGATAGGACACATGATTAAAAGTATAACTGGAAAATCAGATTGGGTGACATCTCCTGCAATAACATTACAAGATACATATTTGCATGTAGGAGACGGAAATATCCATGTAACAAGTATAGAAAAGACAACATGGAATGCAAAAGCAGAAACAACGGTAGCTACACCATCAGCTAATGGACTAGAGTCAGCAGCAGATAAGACTAAATTAGATGCAATTAATCAAGCATTAGATACTTCATCTTCGCCTACTTTTGCATATTTAAATATAACATCACTTACAAATGGATCAACTTGGTCAAGAACATTTTATCAATTTTTTGGATCGGTTGCTAACCAAAAGATTGATATGTATTGGACTGGTGTTGCATATGGGATAATAGAAGTAGAAATAGCTGGTGGTTATAATTCTGGAAATGCAACAGGAAAAATATTAAAAAGATTTGTTTTTGGTGGTAGTGATACTGGAACAACTTATTTAAATTCCGTTGAAAAAACAGAAACAGTAGGAAATACATTAAATTACTTTGGCATTGGTGATATTAGTTGGGATGCAACAAATTCTAGATGGAAGTTTACTATTGCACAAAGAAGTGGACAAAATGCTATAAGCATCAGAATAAAAATATTAGCCTCAAAACCAGATTATTTAACTGCATGGAAAACTATGGCAATGTCTGCAATTTATACTACTGATACAACAAATATTTCAAATGTAAGTGGGTTGTGGAATAATGGACAATTTACTAATAATGGAAATGTAGGAATAGGAACAACTTCACCGACTTCACCATTGCATGTAGTTAATACAAAAACCGATGTAAATGGGGTCAATACAGCAATGGAAATAACACAGGCTTTAACAACATCAAAGACACAATATAATTATGTTTTGGATATACGAGTAAAATATAATATACCAACAACAGTAGTAAATAGTGGTACGATAGCTGGCATTAGTTTATATACTGCAACAAATACAACAAACTTTGTGGGTACTTTAAATCAACAACTGGGGGTATTATCAAGTAGTGGTATAAATGTTGCATCAGCTGGTTCGACTATAAATGAATCATATGGGTTTTATGATAAGGTCTATAGAAATGTCGCTAATACTACTATTACAAACAAGTACGGTTTATACCTTAGTTCTTCTGGAACATCAACTACTATCAATAATTGGTGGGATGTTTATGCTGGTAATGCTTCAGCTAAATCATACTTTGCTGGAAATGTAGGAATAGGAATAGACATAACAAAGGCATGGCATACAGAATACAAGGTATTACAACTGGGTGGCAAGTCAAATTTGTATGCACATAATAACACTACATCTGCACATCTAGTATTAGCTAACAATGTATATAATAATGCTTCCGACACATCAACGTATATGACCACGAATGCAGCGACTAGATATATACAAAACAACGATGGGTCACACAAATTTCAAGTAGCCCAAAGTGGAACAGTTGATACAGCTATAGCATTTACAGATGCATTGACAATATCGAATTCAGGTGCAGCAACATTTGTAGGAGCAGTATCTGCAAATAGTCTTTCTTCAGCTTCTACTATGGTTACAGGGAATATATCAGCAGGTTCTGTATCATCTCCTAGTGTTTCTACAGGTAGTTTAAAAGCCACAGGACTTCAAGTTTTTGCTAATAATGCAGCAGCAATAGCAGGTGGGTTAGAAGCAGGATCTTTCTATAGGACAGGAGCAGATCCCGATCATGTTTGTGTGGTACATTAATATAATGGAATTATCAACAAATTGTAGGCGTACAATCTTTCTTTTATGGATAGAAAAGGAGGTGATAATATGGAAAAGGATTTTCAAAGCTACTTAATAAAAGAACTCGATGAAATTAAGGGCGGTGTGCATTCACTTTCCACAGAGTTCCAAGACTACAAAACGACTGCAGCTGGGACATATATAACACGAACAGATTGCTCATCTTGTGCAAAAGACAAGAAAGATGGTCAGAAAGGCTTTGTTGGATGGATAATTGGGGCATATGCATTCATCATGACCGTGGCGATAGCAATGTTTACAACTATGATGAGAAAATAGGAGGACAATATGGCACACAGAGTAATGGTATCAGCAAGTACTCAGAAGGAAAACGTTGGTGTTGGCCAATATGGTACAGAGCAGGATAGAATGATGTTTTTAGCCGATAGGGTTAAGTATTGGCTTGAAACACAGAAGGGACAATTCAACGTCATAAGAAATGATAAGGGTATGTCATTAGCACAGACAGTGGAGTCTTGTAACAATATGGCATGCGAACTCTTTATCGACAATCACAGCAACGCTGGTGAACCAACAGCAGAGGGTACAGAGGTTTATTACTATGGGCAAGGTGGTATTAACAGCAACAGTTACAAGATTTCAAAACTGCTTTACGACAGGATAGCACCAATTTCTCCTGGAAAAGATCGTGGAATAATGCCAGATACGTCATTGTACAAGTCGGGTTTGTATGTTGTGCAACACACAAATCCACCTTCATGTCTTATTGAACATATGTTTCACAGCAATGCAGTTGAGGTAGTCGATATGATTGAGCATGCCGATGTATATGCTAAGGCTGAAGCAATGGCCATATGTGATTTCTTCGAAATACCATGGTTAGAAGCGTGTGTCTCTTCAGGCGGGATTCATGTGGTGGTTAATGGTATAGACATTGATGACAAGATGGATGTAAAGGCAACAATGATCAGCGGTAGGGTACTTGTCCCAGTCAGATTTTTGGCTGAAGCATTGGGTGCAGAAGTTGCGTGGGATGCAGCTGCAAAAATTGTAACCATAACGAAGAAATAAGGAGGGATTCACATGACAGAAATCACAATGATACCTATTGAGTACATCATCCTCTTTGCCATGGCAATCGTGGAAGTAATCAGGAAACGTATGCCAGACGCATACAGTGACTTGAAGCCTTTCATAGCTTTT